GTGTAATCAATCATGGACAGTATCATAGATCTTAAAAAAGACTATATAGAGACACTTCCGATGATTCTAAACATCGCCATGGGCCGGACTATGACCGATAAGAATAAGGTCAAGTCCGATATCGCCTTCTCTGATCTAATCGTCGACGTCTTGCCAGCTATGCTGGATTGGACTATTGACGAACGAGAAGCGATTTGCGGGCACCTCCTCCATAATCTAGGAGAATGGAGGAGTATATTTGTGGAACTCGACGAAGCTGTTCTTCAACAGTACTTCGGGAATCCTAGGGATCTCAAAACCAAAAACAAAAAGAACTTCTCCCCCCCCACTCAAGTGGAAGGGAAAGAGGAGATCATGAGATTTCTCAATCGACTAGTGCGTTATTTTTGGAATAATGCCGTCGATCTGTATCTGAGATTTCTCGATCTCTTTGCTCTCCTAGGCTATGAGTGTGACCTTGCCTACAGGAGGAGAGGTTTCCAAAAGTTACTTCTATACGTAACTCTGGATGAGCACATCGAGTGGATAAAGTACCAAACGATTCTAATCATGAATTACTCCATTGGGACTTCAAACAAGTCGGAGTATCCCGTGTGGAAGCTACCCTTTAAGAGTGGGAGCTTATGGTCGAGCCATTTTAAAAGCTGGGTTTTTAGGAAGACTGCCAAGAATATTCGTATTTCAAATACGATCTTTCAAGGCTTCAAGCGCTGTCTCTTACCAATTAGCCCTCGGAAGGTATTCAAGACCCTTGCGTCTCACGCGACTGCATTGGGCACAAAGCCAACGTCCTTAGACGAAGCTTTGCGCCTGAGTATAGTGCGGAAAACGAAGGCTCTTTTAAAGTACTGTGATGAGGCCGATATTGAGAAAACTGGAACAGTTTCTCTTAGTGCGTCTTTTGCGCGAACGAGAGCATCCGGTGGCAATTATGCCGAATTAAGAGAAGCTCTGGATCAGGCTGGTTTCTTGAAGTTTGAACACTTCTTCGAGACCTTTACCCAGATCCATGAGTCAAAGGAGCGCTTTGAAATGAAAGAAGTCTGTGGTCTCAGCGATGAGACTCTATTTGAAGGACTTCGCTTCCTCCAGGAATGCGTCAAGAACCCTGTAATAGGCATTCTGACCGAACCAGGAGAGAGGTCAAACTCTCTCCCCCTGGTTGAAAGTAAACCCAAGGTGATCTTGGAACCCTTCAAAGGGAGGATTATCACCTGTTCCGATCTTTACGGGAATTCTTTTCTTGACCCTTTCCAGCAATATTTGCTAAAAGGTCTCCAACGCGTCCCAGGCGATCCCTTTAAATTAACAAGGGGTCACCCAGTTCGTGAAGCTGTAACGGACTTAGTTACGTCCTACAGGGGAAAAGAAGATGATACTGAAATCGTATCGGCTGATTATAGTGCTGCAACTGACACTCTCAATGGGGAGGTCACTCTCGCGATCTTTAATACGATCAGAGAGGTGCTGCTTGGTCGGTCACGAAGGAGTGATATTGGAACACTCCTTGAGCAAGTTGAACGCTCACTACTCGACAATATTCTCACTTATTCCAACAAGTCGATTCCGACTGAATTAGACTTAGGTGAGACTTGTCAATGGTCACTCAAGGTTGATCAAGTGACAGGACAGTTGATGGGCTCTAAGCCATCGTTCCCTATTCTTTGCTACGCAAACTTCATCGCGTATTGGATTAGCCTCGAGAGAAAGGAATCTCGTGAGCAGGCCAGACCGGTAAGTATAGGTCTCTCAGATTTGATGAGACGCTATCCGTGCCTAGTTAATGGGGATGATCTACTGTTCCTTAGTAAACGTCCAGATATAGAGCTTTGGAATTCAACGGTGAGTGAATTCGGCTTCCGCCCGTCCCCGGGAAAGAACTTTATCAATAAAAAGTTCGGGATGATCAACTCGGTTCTATTTGAGCGTGACCCGTGTGGTCCCATCTATGGGAAACCATACGTTGTTTTCCACCCTTATGTCAACATGGGACTTGCTCTCCAACGAAAGAAAGGGAGCAATGTTCAAGAGGTTGAGAGGGTGAGCAGTATCTTAACGGGTACTGAGAGGCTCCCGCAGATTTCGAAAATCTACGATGAGCTCGCGTCAAGGTTTGCAGGTTCGGAGCGTTTAAGGATCGATAGTCTTTTCATCGAATCCTACTCCAAGCTTATACCGGCAAGGATCCAGAAGAAGTTGAATATGTCTTCTTCCCAAATCCTGTACGCCTTGGTAAATGGTTACGCGAACACAGAGGTTGATCACTCATCTTATAGTGATCTTGATGAGTATGAGTGGGAGGAGTTGTGTCGTCATCGTGCGCTCGGCGCGATCCCTGAGATCATACAGGGGTCGGCTAGTTTGAGATTCAGGTACCTGTTGCAGGCGCCCGTGCCAAAAACTGTCGCGTCAGAGGTCGACTCGTGGGGGTTTACGAACCTTAAACTCTTACCGAGTAGTGGTCTCGGCGAACGGTCTATAAGACCATCCGAACGGATCAAGTAGTTTCTCCGTCATTG